TCAGTGATCTGTGCATCTTTACAACACCCCGTCGATTTTGTTTGACGGGGTTTCTTTTTGATGTTATAATAATACATTACACAGTGAAAGGCATAACATGGCTGGCAAAGCAAAATCGGTTTATCTCACAGTAACTACGATGGATCACAAATCTGTGTTTCATCGTATGTTTTTCAATGCAAAAGAATTTAATGAATTTGTTAAAACTGACGAATTCAAAGAAAAGTATCCAACAACAGAATTTAAAATTGTAAAAGAAGTTTACTAAAAAAGGAGGCAGATATGCCAAGTGTATTCTTAGTAAGCGACACGCACTTTGGACACACGGGTGTATGCCGCTTCACACGTAACGATGGAGTTACAAAATTGCGTCCATGGGACGATGCTGCAGAAATGGATGAGGCCATGATCGCGGCTTGGAACGAACGTGTACGTCCCAACGATAAAGTATATCATTTAGGTGATGTTGTTATTAACCGAAAGGCCTTAAAAACATTAAGTCGCTTAAACGGTGATAAGGTGTTAATCCGAGGAAATCACGACATTTTCCGTGATGACGAATATCGTATGTACTTTCGTGAGTTACGTGCTTATCATGTTATGAACGGTATGATTTTAAGTCATATTCCTGTACACAGCGAAAGTTTAGGCAGATTTGGTGTTAACATTCACGGTCACTTACACAGCAATCGTGTAAAAAAGCCCCGTGGAGTTGATGCTAGAACTGGTGAAATTTTGTACAGTGATGAAAACGATGTTCGCTACCATTGCGTCTGCGTAGAGCAAACACCTGATTTTGCGCCTATCCTGTTTGAAGACGTTATCAAGCGTATTGAAGCAGAAGGTGGAAGTGTGGGATTTAGGAACGGAAACGGTCCTACAGTGGATTAAAACGCATAGTTTAATAGGGCCTAAGGGCCCTATTTTTTTGACTATACGTTCTGGTCACCGGCATAAATACAACATAATTGAAAATTCAGGAGTGCGAAGATGCCATTACAATTACGCAGAGGAACCGATAGTCAAAGGACAAATATGTCTCAGCCTCTCGCAGTGGGCGAACTTATCTATGTTACGGATACCGGATCCATATGGGTTGGTGATCAAGCTGGTACTATTGGCGGATTACCCGTTGCGAACTATAGTCTTAGAGATATACAAAATATTGATGCTGCTCTTCTTACCAGCGGAACTCATACTGGAATTACATTTACATATGTTCCTAATCCTAGTAATCCTACTTTAAGCAAAATCAATGCAGTAGTCAATGTCCAACTATCCAACTACGTAGGCACAATTAAAGCAGATGCATTTAAGGGAACACTAGTTGGTGATGATTCGACTATTCTAGTTGATGCAGTTTCCGGCAAAATCAATCTAAACGGTACAGTTGACGATGACATTATCCCTAAATCTTTCGGACCAGATCTAGGAAGTTTAGCAATTCCATTTAACAATGTATATGTAGGCGGAACTATTAAAATTGGTTCAGCAACAATCAGTGCTTCTAGTTCACGCATTAATTTGCCAGCTGGATCTACAGTTGGTGGTGTTACTATTGGCACAGGCGGTGCAGGCGGTGGTGTTGAAACTGGCATGAATTACAATATTAATATTGTAGGTGACGACAGCACACTAATTGTAAATGCCAGAACAAAAGCAATAAATGCTGCTGGCGGAATTACAGGAAACTTGACAGGAAACTTGACAGGTAATGTGGTAGGTACTATAACTACTGATACTATTGACGCACCCGATTCGACTTTTGGTCTGCAGGTAAATGCCAAGAAGGATTCTAGTTTTTCTACAAACTATTATGGCGGCACAGCTACTAGTAAAACTGCTATTGCTGCAGGCGGAACAGTTGGTTCCATAGCCATTAAAGGGTGGAATGGATCAGGTTATGCCTTCGCTGGAGGCCTAGGCTCTTCTTGGGATGCTGGTGCAAACACCGCAAATGATGCTCCGTTATCGAGTGTTGCTCTCATATCAGGCGGTGGTGGATCTACTTTTAATTATGCTATCTTTGATAGCTCTGGAAAATTTACAGCAAATCTTTTCAAAACAACAGTATATTCTGTAGCAGGCACCCCATTACCTAATGCAGCAACAGCTGGTGTTGGTGCTAGAGCGTTTGTATCTGATGCTACATTATCTACATTTGCAAGTCCTTATACAGGCGGCGGTGCACAGAAAGTTCCTGTTTACTCAGACGGTACAGTCTGGCGTATTGGTTAATCAAAAACGTTTATAATTCTTAACAATCGTGACTCACGATTGTTAACGAGTCTATATTCTCCGGGTAAATATCTTTATGAAATACCCAAATCTACTAGAATCAATTAAAAATGTAATTAACTGTGCGCCCGCGCGGTGTGGCCGGATATACTTTGAATGTATCATAACAAAAGTTAACGATACTCTTAAAATAAAATTTATACCAACAACTAAGTATTTCGATCTAGACGATAGAGCAGATGACGAAACAAGACTTCAAGATTCTTTTACCTTTTACGAAAGCCACCATCATACTGGCCTAGCTATCGGAGCATTAGAAGGGTTCTTTCAAGTTAACAATATTCCATATACTATAGACGAAGCTAAGTCTCCAGAATATTTTGAGGTGCTGGTAAATGTATAATCTCACATTGAATCATATGCTATCGCATGCCAATCGATCATTTAATATCGATACACCAGTAGACGCAGAAACTGTTGAATATCTAACTAAAATGATAGATGATTTTTTAGTTGAGAATCCAATTGCTAAAAAAAGCGTAATTCAAGACAAAGAAATTATTAAAAAACTTTTCTATATCGGTCACTGGTGCAGAGACGGAGAATTTAATGGCGATGTTAAACTCCCTTCTCTGTGGGCGCCATTGATAATTATTCTTCCGCCTATTGATACAACTGACGGAAAATCTTTAATTAATCTTGGAAGATTTTATTCCAAGATAGGAATGGCTGTGTTAAAAAGAGGATATGCATTAGGCTTTCAAAATAGCTTAGATTGCCATGATCCTCGTCTACGAGAAGTACAAGAATACCTGCATATCAATTATGATGAGTTTGTAGCATCAAAACACGAAGATGAATTTATTTTAAAAACAGCTATCTGTATTGGCAATAAACTAAAACTTGATAGTCCGCATAATTGGGATTGGACTAGAGCTAAAATTTTTGAATCATTTCCGAAAATTAAAGTTGATTTTATTAAGGATTATACATGATAAAATTAGAAATAGTTAGTGTAAGACAACTAGACAAAAATATTATTGATCAATTTTTTAATAGTGATCTTGGCATTGCAGAATATATCAAGAAACATTTTCAAGATACTAATAAACTTATCAGTATGTCTAGCATTACTAGTGAAGATTATACCACACAGACTAAAACATTAATTTTTAAATCTCAAGAAGATTATGATGCATTTCTAAATGACGACGTGTTACAATATCAAAATGTTTTACAAACTAGATACAATCTGTGGCACAATATAACCGCTAATAGATCTGTAACAGAAATTTAAAAATGATACACGGACTCCCATATATAGATTTAGAAAAACATGTAGACTTAAGTGAGTTCGATGCTTTACGCCCAGAAATTTGTAGAGGAATAGCTACTGCTAGAGATCTTGCTATTGACGGCATTCACGAAATTCCAGAAGGCACTATCCACCCGCATGCACAAGGCATACCAGTTAAGCCGTTATACGAAATAGTTTCAATGTGGAATTCTTTACCGGATAGCGATCCAATGAAAATAGCCGGGAAAGATTTAAGCTATAATCAACTTACTGATTATTTAAAAAGCGCATTTGGTGCCTATGATTTCTATCGACTGTTTCCTATTCTCGGAGAGCATAATGTTGTAAGTGAAGTCGCTGATCATTTTCCCGGTCTGTTAAAATGGATTCAAAGTTTCGTAACCTCTGGAATATTAGACAGCCTGTATAGTTCAAATTTGATATCTGTAGATGCAGGTGGTATTCCCTGGGAACATTATGATCCTAGACAACCGGACGAAACCCTCGGATACCTTCCGGAGTTTATTCATATAAAAACTGATTGCGATAGACCGTTTTATATTCTCAATCCGGATACAGGCGAACGCACCTTTATGAATACTAGAGTTGCATATTGGAATGAAAGTGACTGGCACGGTGGAATACCTATTCAACGTCCAACATATACATTAAGGATAAATGGTAGATTTTCAAAAGAATTTAAACAAAAAGTAGGAATGCCTATATGATAGATTATGTAGTACATGAAAACAGATGGACTGTGTTTGCAAAAGTTGATTTAAAAACTTGCACACAGCAAGAAGTCAACGATCTTGAAAAATTACTTTCTGCTAATACTTGTGTTGTTATTAAAAATCAATCGTTAACTATTGAAGACGAATTAAGATTTTTAAATATGTTTAACAACCCAAAATCGTTGTATCCTAAAGACGATCCGCTATTTGATGATTTTGCATTAGATCTTAAAAAAGACCCAGACGGTATAATTTTCAGAGTTACGAAAGAAATCCGCGATGGAAAAATTGGTATGGCTGATTGGGAGGAAGGATTTGACTGGCATAGTGATACTCCGGAAGAACCAGATCGTAGTGAAATTCTTTACCTGTATGGGCATAGAGGAACCGCTGGTTCTAGAACTACCTGGAATAATAATATAATTGCATACGCTGACTTAACCGATGATATCAAAAAGCAAATTGCAAATTTACATTCTATTTACGGAAATATATCTGCACCAAGCGCACCCGATCATGTTGGAGTAAAATATAATACCGCATGGAATCCTCCGCTAGTTCATACAACTCTTGCAGGTCAACCAGGTATGTATTTTTCTCCCTACCAATTAGGGAAGTTTGTAGAGCTTACACAACAAGAATCTGACAAACTTAAACTAACACTCTGTAATCACGTTTTAAACGAAAAATACATGTATCATCATGATTGGGAGGACGGCGATGTAGTTATATCTGATCAATGGAACAGCATACACAAACGCTGGCCATTTGCTAGAATGGACATTAGAGTACTGCATAGAGCAGGAGTAGATTATAATGAGGTTATCAAATGATACAATATAAATTACACAAAAACGGTTGGACTGTTATACTTGAAAATTTTAACATCAATACTGCTACACAAGATGATATAAATTACATAGCAAAATTATTAGCAACGCATACTCTTGTAGTAATTAAAAATCAATCGTTAACTATTGAAGACGAAGTTAGAATTGCTAAAATGTTTAAGAATCCGCAACAGTTTCATGTGGATGTAGAAGGGTCGTTCGATGCTGAATGCTATCGTGGAGCAGAAGTAGACGGATCAGAAAAATATATTCTACGTGTTACTGGCGAAAAAAATGAACACGGCTTGCCTGGAATTGCAGGGTGGACTGATGAAATGGTGTGGCACTGCAACGATCCACACGACCCTTTAAAACGTTCATTGATTTATTTGTATTCCGTAAGAGGTTCTAAAGGATCAAGAACCACGTGGAATAATAACATTTTGTCCTATGACGAATTAGACAAACAAAAAAGAGAACCCTTAGAAAATCTTAAACTTGTCATGGCCAACTGGGCTGAAAATGATGCTGATGTATTGGCAGGGTATACTGGAGAGGCACTCGATGGGTATACTCCTAATTTAGTCATGCAAAACATAGCAGGTAAAAAAGGGTTTTATTTTCCGTTCTTGCAAATTTCTGGATTTGTAGGTTTATCAGAAGACGAAAGCAAAGACATTATTAGTTGGTTAACAGAGCATACCATACAAGACAAATACTGTTATCATCACGATTGGGACGACGGGGACATCGTTATAGCCGAGCAATGGTTAGGTATTCACAAGAGGTGGCCATTTGAGGCAATAGAAAAACGAGTATTGCACCGTATGGCTTTTGATTTTCCGGATCAGGATTATACAGTTTAAGGTAATTCGTCGATTACTTTATATTCGCCAGTAATTCCTTGTTTGGAAGCTGCATCTTCTATTAATTGCTTCCAACCGCTGGTAGCATCGTGTCTAGCAATAATCATATGCATACGATCTTCATTACTTTCATTTATTACCGAATGATGATAATGTAAATTCATTGCATACACTCCGCCTGGTTCCATAATTATTTCTTCGCCGTCTCCCCAAACCCATTTACAACCTACAGGGTTATTAAGAGCAACATTTATATTCTCTATTAATTTTATACTACTATCACTGTGTAAGGCAATTTTTCCGCCTGCACGTAATAACATAAATCTAACACGACCATATTTGTTACAAGGAAAAACGTCTTTAAGCCACTTAGTTGTTATTGGACATTGATCTGCAATCTCAGTCCATATCATGTCGTTGCTAGCATCTTTGCCTTTCTTATAACCGTAGGCATCATAGTTCTCGTGTTTGTCCCATCCAAGCCCATGTATGGTTAAACTTTCCCAACCGTGCGAATCTTCATCACCTCTGTGTGAGCTAAACTTATCAATCAAAGCAAATGCTTCTGCACACATTTCTTTATATGGCAATGCGATATCTAGTTTTAGATAACGACCCTCTGAATGATAATATTCTTTCATCAATTAACTCCTAAGGGGCGTTCGCTATTATGTTGCCAGTCCGCTGCATGCCAGGCTGGTGTTTTTAGATCTTTAATATCAGTATAGATAAAATTACTAACCTTATCTAATTTCTGATCAATTTTATTTTTCCAAAACCCATCTGCGGCTCTTGAGGATAAAATAGTTGTTATGTTTGAATCTTTATTTTTAAGTTTTTGTAACAAACCGTTTTCACAACTAATGCGATATTTTAAACTCGACGAAGCAACAAATGGTCCATGATTGTACAAGTCACTTAAATTTAACAAAGTTTTCTTGCCTGCTTCGAGCCAATCAAAATTAAATGATGCTGTGTAGTCTATGAGAATATACTCATAGTTTAAATTCTTAATTTTTCCCCAATGAGCATCCCAGTTATCCATTGTTGTTAAGAATTTCTGCCATTGTTCACGTATTTGATCTTTATAGGTTTCTGGAATATACGGAGGATTGTTAGGCAGCATTGGTTTGTTCCTCCAATAGAATTCATCGTAATCTTTTCCATCCCATTCTTCAACCATTTTTTTCATAAACATTAAACAGTTATAGTTAATGTCTGTAAAAATTACTTTGGTATTTTCTGCAAAACCTACAATTTCTAAATTTTTAATCCAATTAAATCCAATGCCAACAGTAGCGTATTGTTCAACTGGTCCATCAAATGGTAAGTCTGCCCTTAATTGATCAGAGTTCCAACCAGCAAAAAAGTTCATTCCAAAGAATTGAAGTTGTCGTATATCTGCTAACTGTTTTAAAAATACATGATCGTGTTCGTAATACAAATATTTTTTACTATCTCGAATTCTACGGCTCAACGGTATTAGATGTTTGTCGTGTTCTAACCCAACATTTAATATATTCCAACCATGCAATTTAACAGAATAAGTTTTAAGTTCAGTTCCTTTTTTCATCCATGCAGGAATTTCTGGATCGCCATGTAAACATTCTTCGCTACGAAGCGGAGCAATCTGTTGGTACTCTACCCATTCTTCGTTGCCCACAAAGGGACGACCTAATTCTTTATACTGTTCAAGATTAATAACATAAAATTGTTGATGTAATTCAAAACAGGCATTTTTTTTATAGTAGGCATGATCACCTCTATCTAAAATATGTCCTGCTATAAAGAAATCTTCTTGGCATTGATCTTCAACTGCATCAAACAGTCTATCAGATAATCCTAAACTAGTACCTGCCGAAATAAGAACTGCATGAGCATACCCTTCATCGGCTGCAACGTTTAATAATTCATCTTCATCTTTACTGATCAAAATATCGTACTTGTGTTGATCAATCCTGTTGATCATAAAATCACTTAGATTAACACATACATCTTTGGCAACACCACTTTGGCAATTATCTGTGATATCTAATATACAAAAAACAATCGATTGTTGCTTTTCACTTCGGAACTTCATCGTTATTTCCTATCATAAATATTCTTGGCTACAGTTATATAGCTTTGCCGCACTGTAGCTTAACTAAATCAGAAATTAACTAGGAGGACAAAAATGGATATCATTACTAGAAACGTACTACATCCCGAATTTGAAATAACTGCACTGAACCGAGACGAAAATGATAATATTTTCCCTATTCATGTAACTAGGCAACAGCTTGAAGAAAAGATCGATCTTGCTAAAACTTATTTGATAAAAGAATTTAATGCTAAAAAAGGACAACACGTAGTGATGTGTATCACGTATTGGCCTAACTATCCGATCTGGCTTTTTGCTTGTGCCGAGCTCGGAATGAAATTTATTATTTCTGATTTTCCAAAAACAGTATTAGCCATGGAGAAAATGCCCCTTTACAAGACAGCCGATATTGTACTTTGGGATATGGTATACCCACCGGGATACGATCAACCGCAGTATGCGAGTAAAAAACTGCATTGTAATGTTTTAGACACATATAAGCCAACTGAAATTGTTTCACCTGTATGGTGCGAACCCGAAGATAGCATCATGATTACGACTAGTTCTGGAACAACTGCTACTCCTAAACTTATTGAACATAATCATGAATTCTTTTTTAGAATGATGAATAGCAATGCTGTGTTATATGATTTAAAAGAAAACGAAAAGTGTTGGCATGATAAGAATTTACAGCACGGAGTAATTCTCGGTGTATACTTTTTACCGTTAGCTAATAGATGTAAGTCTCACTTTCATGCCCCAATTGGGTGGGACGGCGGCGAACGAGAAGAGTTATTACATAAAGCTATGATAGACACAGTACAGGCTGAAAAAATTAATCGAATCGCGGTCTTCTTTGATGCAATGGAATGGTTTTCAGAAGGCATGGACCTTAGTAAAAAACAACACGACCAAATGAAAATACACTACATTGGCGCTATGAAAGAAAAATATCTTAGTAGAATGTGTGGAGATTTTGGTTACATTATAACTCCGCAATTTGGTAGCCAAGAAGTTGGTGGTCCTGTATTCTATTGTGAGATAGGCCCAGACAATTATAAAGAATGGAATCTTAGAAACTATGGAACTCCGTCACCGTTTTATAAAGAAGTTACAACAGAAGGTGATAAGCTGCTAAAAATAACTGATTACAGAGGTAATGTAATCCACACAGGCGATAGATTCGACGTTGAGGACGGTGTGTTTACGTTTATTGGGCGAGCAGACTTATGTCGAATTAATGGTAAAACTGTTTACTATTATTTCTTAAATTCTGTTGTTGCAGAAGTTACCGGACTAGTATCTGAAAAAGATTTTGATGTTGTGTTTGATAGCGATCTCGAATGTTGGTACATACGTACAAACGAAGAACTTGATCTTGAGGAACTAAACAAAAAAATGTTGCCACACATTGATCCCGATTATTATAATATACGTAGTCAAGTTACCGGTCCAAGAGAAATGTTTTATTACGATGGCTGGAAATTTAGTAATGCAATGGTTAGACTTGCTGTTACTAACGGAATTGAAGCTATACGTTAATTAAATTTTAGAAGTGTTTCTTAGTTGATCAAGGAACACTTCTGCATTTAGTTTCCAAAACGTTTGTAAGTGTCCCCGATAGTCTTTTTCAAACGCTCTAGTTAAAACCCCTGTCTTTTCTAAACTAGGTCCCCATACAGTATGCACCAATCGTTGTGTTCCTACTTCGCTAGGATGGCTGGTAATGTACATGTCGCCCTTACTTCCCACCCACTCTATACATGCCGGCATCAAGTATTGTGCTGTTACATGCTGATGTGTAACTATTTGATTGCGAGTGCGCAGTGTGTTTAGCGGCAACAGCTCTGACAACACACAAGTCCTAGCACAGATGCGATATCCTTCATCTATGCTGTGTGCTGCTACACTTCCCACAGCAACATCATTATAAAACAATATCCATACACACCACTCACGTTCATTTCGAAAACAATCTATCATGGCTTTCTGGCTAGCATTATTGACAAATCCCTTAGCTGTACAATATCTATAGAAATCTGTTAAATCTAATTCTAGTGACCAAGGAATTATTTTATACATCTTACTCGCTCGATAAATTCTTTAGGATAGTTGTTACTAAAACTAGCCCAGCATAACTCGTCCATAACTTTCCACGGCTGTGGGGTATCCCATTCGATACCTAGCCTTTCTAGGTGCTTGCGCATTTCATCTTGGCGTGTCGTATAGATATGACTTTCAACTTCTGCAATGCTAATATTTGGTTCCGTTGCACGATAGGTAAAAAAATAATTGATACTTTTTAATTTTCCATCAACTACAAAATAACTACTAGGGTGCATACTGTATTTGTGTATGCCTAAATTTTTATGAGCTTTGATAATTTCAATCATTTGATCTTGCCAATCAGGTAGGACCTTGTTGAAGTTCTCAGTTAGACAACCTGCTTGTTCCCAGAAGTCTGGCCCGTTAACTTCCAGATATATTTTTTTATCGTCTAAATCAATTTTAAGAATTTTTGGAATTAAGTCAGGGTACGCATTACGCATCTGTGTTAAGTAGTTTACTTCACGTAACCACTTTTCTTCCATTTTGGCAGGATCCACAACTTGATTCTTACCTTTGTGATATTCTGTATCATTATGATACCATTGGACAAACACCGTATTGTCTTCAGACATAAGACTGGTGTATATTAAATTATTTCGGCAAGGACCACTATCTGGTACGTTATTGTAATAGTAATTAAATTTTTTGTCCATACAGTAATTATCATAAATATTTGCCATGAACAAAATAAGTGATACTATTTCTCTATGTGAAGATTGCTACCGGCACGTGCCTGCTGTAAAGTTTGAAAGAGACAGCGCAATTTGGTTAGGCAAAACTTGTCCAAAACACGGATACCATGAAGAATTAGTAGATATCAATTCTTCATTCTATACCAATCAACAATACGAAAAACGTAGACCAAGCAGTTATTGGTTAGACATTACTAATCGGTGTAACTTAGATTGTCCGCATTGTTATCAAATGCCTGACAATAACAGTAAAGATCCAAGTATTGATTATTTGTTATCAGAAGTTCAGTCGTGGCCTGATAACGGATATCCTGTTAGTTTAGTTGGTGCTGAACCCACTGTGAGAAAAGATCTTGCAGATTTAGTATTAGCCATACAGGCATTGCCCGGCAAGCCTAGAAATGTTATAATAGTTACTAATGGTGTATACTTGGCCAAGTGGGATTATGTACAACGCTTTGAAGGTATCCCTAGACTTAAATGGACTTTTGGATTGAACCATCCTGACTATAACGGTGGACAGATTCGCGACAAACAAATGGTCGGTTTAGAAAATTGCCTTAAACTAGGATTAGATGTAAAGACATTAACTTATACATTGGCTAACTTAGAACAGTTGTCTGATGTAATGCACGAAGTACAGAAGTTTAAGATTAATGCTAGAATACAGCTAGGGGTTGAGATTGGACGTGTACCGGAAGGCGACTTTAAAGAGTTGTATTTGTCTGAGCTAGTGGCAGTTGCTGAACAATTTTGCACAGACAATAAGTGGTCATGGGAGCCTGATTACATAGGAGGCAATCGTACACACTTTGCTGTTCGTATTAATGGTATTGAACACAAGTTTATTAAATGGTGTGATGTAAGAACTATTGATTTAGAAGAAGTTCAAAGTGAATCATGGGCTAGTATTGTTCCTGGTAAACCTATGAGCCCATTACTACACCAAGTTATATTAAGAGATCAAGCAGTTAATCGAGGACAGATGTTGTTGGATACAGTACCTGAAAAATATAGACATGAATAAAATACACGATACAACATCAATATGCGAACATTGCTATAGGCATGTGCCTGCTGTTCTCTTTGAACGAGACGGATCTATATGGTTGAGTAAGAAATGTAAGTGGCACGGTGAAAGTGAACACCTAGTTGAACCTAACGCTGATTTTTACATCAACTACAAATACGATAGACCAACAAATAAGACTTACTGCCTTGACATTACCAACAGATGTAATTTAAACTGCCCGCATTGTTATCAAATTCCGGATAACATGAGCAAAGATCCTAGTATAGAAGAAATACTCGATATAATTAACGCCTGGGAAGATGACGGATATGCTATTGCCTTGATGGGTGCTGAACCTACAACTAGAAAAGACTTACCAGATTTATGTAGAGCGATACAGTCATTACCGGGTAAACCTCGTAGTATAATGATCTTAACTAACGGTGTTTATCTATCTGACTTTGATTATGTTAAACAGTTTGCAGAGATGACCAATGTGTTTTGGACTATCGGTTTAAACCACCCCGATTACCAAGGACATACAGTTAGAAAGAAACAAATGGAAGGCATTGCAAATTGCATGACGTTAGGTATGGCAATTAAAAATGTCAGCTATACTCTTGAGACTATAGACCAATTAGAATATTGTTTAGAAGAGGTGCAAGAGTTTGGCAAAACACTTAGCCCACAAAACTATAGAATTAGAGTAGGCACAGATATTGGTAGACACCCTGGCGAAGAGAAGATTTACCTATCGGAATTAGTAGACAGAGTAATTGCTATATGTGATCGAAAGGGCTGGGAATACAAATACGACCCAAGCTACGGTATTAGAGTACATTATCCGTTACGTATTAACGGAATATTGCTTAAAATTATACAATGGCCTGACGTGCGAACATTAGACTTAGAAGAAGATCAAACAGAATCCTGGGCAGATATGTTACCAGGTAAGCCTGTAAGTCCGCTAGTACATCAAGTTATATTAAGAGACGGTGCAGTTAATAAAGGGTTACCGTTGTACGATACAATACCTGAAAAGTATCAAAGAAAATACGATGCGAGAGATGCTTAAAATGGAGTTTGTTGGAAACTATTCCTCTTGGATTGCAGAACAAAAAATAATGGAACATTTGTTATCCTGCCAATGGGAGGCAAGTTCTCTAACATCGGCAGTAGAAAAATTAACCGGGCACCCGGTATTAGATAAAATTAGAAAACAAGCCGAGCCTTGGTACTCCAACGATAATGCTTTTTTTCATATGCTAGGACCGTGGTCTCCTGAGATGGAAAATTTTAATTTTAATTTACCAAATCTTCCAAAAACTCGTAAAGAAATAAATTGGTGGTTTGTAAAATTATGTCCTGGAGAGTTTCAATGCATGCACGTAGATGCGCATACATTAGATGTTAAGAATCTTGTAAGATATACAATATTTTTACAAGACTGGGAGCCTGGACATATATTTGTATTAGATGAAAATTATATTTCTAACTATAAAGCTGGAGACATGTTTGAATGGAGTGACCCTATGTCGCTGCATGGGCCTCTTAATATTGGATACAATTCAAGATATACTTTTCAAATAACCTTAAACGATTAAGAAATGGATAATATATGATTAAAGGCATTTGCGGAAAACCATACTTTGACATGACTACGTACTTAGATATGGAGACATTTGATCAACTACAACCTGAAATTTTAACAGGATTTGCCTTAGCGCGAGAAAATGCTAAAGAAGGAACCTGGATGGCTCCTGGTTTTACTTTTGATGACATGAGCTATCGATTGAGTTGGAAACCCATCTATCAAGCTATGGATGAATTTATGGAACTGCCCAAAGACGATCCTATATATCAAGCTGGCATAAAATTAATGCCAACAGATTTTAAAAACTTCCAACAACGTAATAAGTTTACTCGCTATCTAAAGATGGCTATGGGTGCTTATGATCCGTACATTTACTATTACCTATGGGAAGAAGGTTCATGGGACGATAGAACAGCACCACGTAAGCTAACCCCAGAAGCAGAATGCTTTCCTAACGTAGTTAAGTGGGTTGAAAGTTTAGTAGGCACAGTGTTCGAAGATATTGGGCGTGTTATATTCTTCCATTGCGAAGCAGATGGCATTCCGTTTGAGCATCGTGACTTAGATGCTAAGAATGGTGTTAATGTTGTTAAGCCGCACCGCAACGAATTTATACACATACGCCCTAATACAAAAAAGGCAATGTATTTGTGGGATCCAGAAACTAAAGATAAAACATATCTTAACACCAGAGCCGCATGGTGGAACGATGTTGACTGGCACGGCGGCGAACGAATTATGGAACAGAGTTACAGTTTACGGATTGATGGAAAGTTTACGGAATCATTCCGTAAGCAGTTAGGTATTAATCATTTGGAAAGTTATTAAAGGAGAATAAATGAAAAAGTTTTTATTAGTAATATTAATGATATCAAGTTCTTATGCAATGGCCGACAGTGTAATATTAGGCGCAGGAGTTACCAATAATGCAAACGGTACTGAATCTCAAGGTGTTAATATAAAGTATATACATGATTTTAATTTAAATATTGACGCTGACATTCTTGCTAATAATGCAAGAAATACAACTAGTCAACTTTTACAAACGCAATACGAAACGGGAGTTCGTTACAAATTATTAATAGATAAAAATTTTATTCCGTATGTAAGAACCAGTATTGGTACTTTAGAAACTTCAGGAAGAGCATCTCTTAACTACGTAGGCTTAGAATCAGGTATCATCGTTAGACCGTTGTCTAATAAAATGTTTGTTAGAGCAGATTATACTGCAATGACTTCATTGAATTATAATGATTTTAATATGAATTTAACAAGAGCATGGCTAGGTTATGATCTAACTGAAAAAGATTCAATAGCGATTCGTAAAGATTGGATGGATGGTGACATTACATTTAACGCTTTATATGTGTTTTATGGTAGGAAGGTTTAATGAGATATATAGGAAATTATAAATCCTGGATCGATAAACAACATATTATAGAACATCTTACATCATGCCAAGGTGATTGCACACCAGTATGGCAACCAGATAGATGGCAAGGCAATCCTATTCTAGAAAAATTTACGGAGATGGCTCGTCCGGGTTATTCTAATAACAAATTTTTCTTTCACCAGATGAATCCAAAGTCTAAAGAAATGCAAGACTTTAAATTTACATTACCAGATGTTCCTGAACAGCGTAAAAATGTTAATTGGTGGTTTGTTATGTTGTATCCAGGAGAGTTTCAAGCAATGCATATTGATCCACAACTAACTGAAGTTAGTAATCCTGTACGTTATACAATGTTTTTACAAGATTGGGAATCTGGGCATATATTTGTTTGGGACGACAAATACATATCTAATTATAAAGCAGGCGATATGTATGAATGGAGTGATCCTATGACTGTACACGGTCCTGCAAATATAGGTTATAATACTCGGTATACTCTTCAAATAACTATGTATGACTAATACTATAGATCCTAAACTATTAACATTTGCAAAAACTAAAAGTTCAGCTCTCGTTAGTTCACCGGCAGACATGATTCAGTTTGGCGGTCTTCAATATATAATTAATAATGAATATACAGACAAATATAGTAAATTCGGCCATGTCAAATATATTTCCATAGGCGAAGAAGAAAATTCTAAGAAAAACTGGCCAAAAGATTTTAGTTATTTTATAAATGAGATGGGCTTTAGAGGTGAGTATCCTAACACCACAGAAAAAAATGTGTTTGCATTCTTTGGATGTAGTATTACTTTTGGTCAAGGATTACCAACTGAAGACATTTATCCTCACTTAGTATCCAAACATTTTAATAAAAAATATTTGAACTTAGGAATTCCTGGATCAAACATCCATAGAACTGCATTGATATTTTCAGCAGCAACAAAGATATGGGATATAGAAACTGCTGTAATTAATTTACCGCCATATACAAGATGTCATTACGTAGATATAGATAATCATTTGCATTCAATTTTGCTAGGACATGAAACAGATTTGCCAAATTTAGAAGTTGTACGTAAAGATATCTTAAAAGATTTTAGTAATCAATTTTTGTTATCTCAATCTATCGATGCGATACACTGGATGATAGATATTGCAAAATCAAAAAAGATTAAGTTGGTGCTTTCTTCGTGGGAAGCTGAAACTATTGATTTAATTAATACTGCATTCAATACAGATATGCTTAGATTTAATATTGTTGACTATGGAAGAGATAATCATCCAGGGGAACTATCTCATCAAAGATTTGCAAATACCGTAATTAATACCCTAACAAATGGAACATGTATTTGTTAGAGAGACTGCCATTAATACCGTTATGCCAGTCTCTGTGACTATGCCACTGTAGAATTGTTCCTTGAACTTTATTATAATGATATTCATTGCCTAATATGAATAGCTGCCCTACACTAGGTTCATTTATAAACACAGAGTATCTTTTTATCTCACCGTGTGCTAAGTATTCTTCCTCATTATCATCAATGTCGTAGTGATACCCAGTCATGTATCCGGGTTCTACGCAACTAATCCAACTACGTAAGGAAGTAATACCTACTTGTTCTGCAATTTGGTTTTCAAGATCTTTAGTATCATAGTAGTTGGTCCATTTAACACTATCGGTATTAAAGTTATTATCTTTCCATAACTTTAATATTTTTTGATATTCTGGATTGTTCATATTCCACCGTTCAGGATCAACAGTAACTACATACCCGTTTGATAGATTATTAATAATCGTATTCCAATTAATCATTATAAACTTCGTCAAATATATCTGAGAATACCGTATTACCCCAAGACCTTTCTTTCAAATGTGTTGTTATTGTAATTTCAAAGAACTTTTTAAAATCAATAAAACCATTCTCGTCAGTTGATTGATCAAAACGATATGCACCGTCCTTGCCTATAATACCTTCAATTATTTTTCTTTCTATGAATCGTTCTTCATAAGGAATTACAGCATAGTTGTCTATGGTCTTTAACTGTCCGTCTTTTGATATAAAGAAACAATTAGGATACAGAGATACTTTCCAAAAGTTATTTGCCTTTGTAGAAATAAAAAAGTCCTTCATTTGTTCTTTCCAGTTAGGAAATTCTGTATCTAAATCTCTGTCAGGAGTAAACAATACTTGTGACAGTGTTTCCTTGTTCCATTCCATAAAGATTTTTCTGTTTTCATGATCCACATCGTATAATATTGGTGTTGTTTTAAGATGTGATAACTCTGTTAGAAATTTAATATCTCTTTTAAAGAACCAATCTACTAAATCTTGCGGTACAAGGATTGTTTCTCTAGGTCTGTAGTCCGGATCAATACAGTAATGAGCACACATTACTGTTTGTTCAGGGTTGACTCTAGGAGTATATAATAAATTTGAAGGATAAGGAGTCCCATTAGGATTTAATTTATGGTAATATCCCCAGTTGTTAATGTCTGTCATTGTGTAATCCAATTTAATTTTTTATTAATATAGCTTTGAATCTGATCCTTAAACTTCTGATCTGAAGTATCTATTTCAGACACCTTGCGATTATATATTTCTTCATAAGAATTTGTTTCGTAATAAGCAAATAGTCTATCTGATAGAAAGGGATTGCATCCTCTAAGGCCAGCGAATCCTGCATCAGAATAAAATTCTTGTACTAAAGACTCTGCTTGATACCAATCCATAGTACGATGCTGCCAAATAACTACATCATTTCTAGTACTGCCAACACCTCCGCCTCTTGGTGTTGTGGATTTGAATATAACATTGCCACTGCTGTCCTTAGATACTTCATATCCGGGATTCTGTCTGGCTTCTAATTTAACTAACCCGTTGCTAACAAGTTCTTTAGTAAATCGACTTTGATTAGTAAGTGTTTCATCGTAGTCTGGTACTTCTAATATGTGTGCAGACGCACTTTGTCTAGTCCAATTCGTATTAAGCCACTGTAATGATGTGTGCCAAGACTCAACACTTTCGCCTGGTATACCGCAAATCATCTGTATGTTTGCTCTGTATCGGTTGGGGGCATGTATATCTGTGTATTCTTGAAAGGCTAATAACCCTTCTTGTAACTTCTCTGGATCCATACCTTTACGAACAAGTTTACCTGCTTCATGATTAAAAGTTTCAATGCCCATACTATGCCCAAGGAAGCCTAATCTAATATAGGTATCCCAATGTTCACGATGCTTGACTACCAAGTCTCCGCGAGCAAAACCACATATCCAAGGATTATAGTCTAGTTCATCCACAGCGTCGGCATACTTCTGTAGTTTCTCCGGACGATCATTAAATGTTTCATCCATGACACGCCAATTCTTAATGCCCCACTTTTCAAATCCTGTTTGCATTTGTAGTTTGAATTGTTCTTTACTAACGCTCACGTCCTTGGCCTGGCCAATAATAGGAAAGTTACAATAACTGCAACTAAACATACACCCGCGAGCAGTTTCAATCTGTGGACATTCCCAAGGCATCATAAAGTCTCGATCTTCATAATCCACTAAGTAGCTATCTAATGGCGCACTAGGATAGTGATGTAACCCTCTAATAACTTTCTTACTGCCAAAGAACGCAGAATCGGTCAGTAACGGTGCACCTAATGTTCCAATAAGATGTTGGCATAAGGCTAGAACTGCGTTCTCACCATAGCTGTCTACCCAATAGTCTACTCCTTCTGCAGGAGTAACCAGCGCATTGTTACCGCCTACCACAACAGGGATAGTAGGATATTCTTTCTTTAGCCATGCAATAAATTCGTTTAGGTAAGGACTCCACGGATTTAAAAATGCGGTTCCAAAACAAAACATAACTGTGTTGTCTGTAGCTCGTGAACGTACAAGTTCCTGTAGTTCTTCTAATTGCCAAAACGCAGTAAAGTCTACAACTTCAGCATCCCAGTCATTCATTCGCAGGTATGTGGCCACGCGATGTGTCCACAGGATTCTTTCCCATCGTTTGCCTGTTAATGAAAAGAACAATACATGGTTCATAAAATTTTAAATTCTTCCGGCAAGATATTTTTTAAAGACTCTAACTTGTCTTGTTCTATATCAAATTTTACAAACGGAGATGAATAAGAAAAATTAGTTATGTAACCTAATTTGTTTGCTTTGTTGAGCCAGGTACTAACGGTATTGTCAAACACATATCTAGCATGATCTGCATTTGACATAGATGTAGTTAATACTACTTTAACAGGGTTAACTAATTTATTTTTTTTCAATAGCTTTCTGATCACTAACTGTATTCTATAACGTCTACCAAAGTTAGCAGCAGTATGATGATATCCAGCATCCATATCGTACCATATACCGTCTTGTTTTAATCTATGCATCTGCTCACTAACCAGATCAATCAAGAAACATTCATCTCCTTGAATATTAATATGGTATCTATCATCAATATCTGCATGACGTTGATAAGCCTGACCCGGATCTAAAACAATAATTCTAGCTTCACCTTTACTGACAGGTAATGAATTATAAAGTATTTCCCAAACTGTGTCTTTATACTCGTCCTTTAATACCCAAGGATCATAGAAGAAATTTCCTGTAGGCTGGTTAATAGACGTTTTCATTCCACCTTCAGGAAGTTGTGTTAAAACCTCTTGAAACAAGTTTGGATTTACTGTATAATTAGTAGAAGTCAGCATGAAATATTTATGTGCGTACTTAATAAGGTTAAATATTTCATGGACCGTATGCGAATTGCACCCGAATATTCAATTGACTATCTTGAAATAGACCGTCCTAGTCCGTTGTCTGATTTAAAAATTGAACAGTTAATACAGGATGTAATGACTGGAAAATTGGACTCTGATATTACCGATGCGGTGTATATCAACTTTAAAATAGAAACAACTAATTGGATTTTTAATAGTAAACTAAATTCTTTAACAGGCTTTGATAAGTTCGATCGTGTTGACATTATAAACGGGTGTACTCAATTTATTGATAACCTTTATACGCAAGGACCAATTCAAGTAATTCGCGGAGACTACAGATACCACGAACGATTAGGATTAGCGTATGTTAAAGATGTGGGCTCGCTAATTCCAAATATTCCTTTAATTATAGCAATGCCGTTTCCTAGCATTGGTGCTCCACACCAAGACATGGAGGAAATTTTACATGAGTGTAAAATTAAAAATATTGAAGTCCATATCGACGGTGCTTGGATCAGTTGCTGTCGCGATATTAAGTTTGACTTCAGCAATGATTGTATTAGATCCGTTGGTATCAGTCTTTCTAAAGGATGTGGGCTTGGGTGGAATCGTATAGGACTACGCTGGACCAAAAATGGTAGACCCGATAGTATTACAATAATGAACGACTTTAACATGAATAATCGTGCGTTAGTGATGATCGGATTACATTTTATTCGCAATCTAAAACCTGACTACTTGTGGAATGCACATGGACGAAATTATTATAAGATATGTTACGATTTCAATTTAATGCCTACTAACAGTATCTATCTAGCTTTACGTAACGGACATCCTGTTGGGGTGAGTCCGCTGATAAGGTATTTAGAGAATGAATAGATTGATAACATTTGGTGACAGCTTTACATATGGACATGGATTGGTCGATTGCCATATTCCTCCTGACTTAGCCGGGCCTAATTGTAGCAAGATATCCTGGCCTCAATTACTAGGAGATAAATTAGGTATCGAAGTAATTAATAGAGCAAAACCCGGACACAGCAACATAGAAATATTAAGAGATGTGTTACGTTCAACAGATATATTATCAACAGATATCATAATTATTGGATGGACTTATACAGTCCGAGATTATATTTTTAAGAAAAACTTCCTAGGAAAAGACATTTCTTTTAAAGTAAGTCCGTGGATTGGCGAGAAAAATTTCATTAAAAAATGGTTTTCTGTTCATAATGATTACGATTTATCTGTTAGAGCAGGATTATATATACACCATGCCGAGTGTTTTTTAAAAACCAAAAAAGTAAAACAATATCATTTTTGTGCTTATCGAGAATTTTTTAATACAATGCCTAACTTTACTGCGTTTCCTGAACATTTTATTTCTCAAAATATTTTGCCAAGGATTGATAAAGCACTAGACAAGAGTCATCCTGGACCGAAAAGTCATGAGGACGCCGCCAACAGTTTATATGAGATACTCAATGCAACATAGTAAGACATTTTGTATGCACCCATTTACCGGGTTAGCAACTAGAGAAGACGGTGCGATCTGTGCTTGTTGTCGCAGTCATCCTATTGGCTTTATACAAGACGCCCCATTGGAGTATCACTGGAATAGTGAGGTAATGACTCGTATCCGTAGGCAGGTGTTGATAGGAGAACGACCTAAAGAATGTGAGCCTTGCTTTAGTCTAGAAGATCAAGGAGTGGAAAGTTTACGTCAGCGTCACATTGCTGGCAAGATCCCAGAGGCTCGAATTAATTTGTATCCAGATGCATTAACAAAAATGCGTCACGATTTTACCATGCCGTTTGAGATTCCCACTATGGAACTTAAACTCAACAACTTGTGTAATCTCAAATGTCGTATGTGTCATCCCATGGACAGTACCGCCTGGAATGACTGGAGCGAAGTAAAAGACTTTTACAAAGCAGAAGGCAACATCATGTATGCTATTGTAGAACAACACGATTTAGAAAATAAACCGCATTTAGATAAGTTTCAAGATAATCCAGAATGGTGGGCTAGTTTAGAAAAATTGCTTCCGCACTTCCGTCGTGTGGAGTTTGCTGGCGGTGAGCCGTTAATGGATCCACAGCATTATCGTATATTAGATATGCTTGCTCCGTATGGGCATCAAATTGAAATTAAGTACGCTACTAATCTAAGTATGTTAGGTAAAAGTAATCGTACTGTTTGGGAGTACTGGCCTAAGTTTAAAAGCATAGCTGTTAATGTAAGCATAGACGGCCTTGGAAGCAGTTATGAATATATCCGTGGTAATGCATCGTGGTCAGAATTAATTAATAACATTAAACAAATACAAACTATCCCCAATATTAGTCGTATAGTAGGTGCTGTTACAGTACAAGTTAGCAATGTTCTTATTCTAGATAAGATAATTGAATATTTTCTAGATAATTTAGGAATTGTATTTCATACACATCGAGTTGAATATCCTAAACTCTTGTCGGCGCAGGTATTGCCAACTGAACTACGCGAGTCAGCAATTAAAAAGTTACAGGATGTTAGCCTGCGTGTAAAAGATTTTAAAATGGTCAAACAGCATCCACAACTTTTAGAATATACATTAGGACAGATACAAGATAATATCAACTATCTACAACGTGACCAAAGTGAAAAGTGGCAGGATTGTATAGAATTTAATCGCAGATTAGATAAATCACGTAGTCAAAGTTTTTTTGATGTAACTCCAGAGTTTAAAAATTATGCATAAAGTAACTTCTGCGTGGCCACATCAAGATCAGATTAAAATAGAATGGAATCTTGGCAAGCGTTGTAACTACGATTGCACGTATTGTCCTTCAAGTATACACGATAACTTTAGCCCGCATACTGACATCAATATATTAGAACGTACTGTGGATAAATTATGCGAAATTGGTAAGCCGTTACGTATTAGTTTAACCGGTGGCGAACCATGTGTGCATCCAGACATTGAAGATCTATTAGAGTATTTTAAAAGAAAAGGAATCTCCTGGGTCAATCTAACAACGAACGGTACACGAGGATCGCGTTGGTATTTGAACAATGAAATGTTTTTTAATCATGTGGTGTTTAGTTTACATTTTGAACATGAATGGGAACGTATCGTAAAAGTTATTAATGAATTCTATGATAGTACCGAAAGAGATTTCTTTGTTAATGTAATGGCGCACCACTCCCACATGAATAGTGTTCGTAAGGTAGTTAAAGAATTCAAAGAAAAAGGTATTAAATTTGCTATTAGAAGATTACGTTGGACCGAAGGTGATCATAATGTATTTGATGATTTAAAATATGATGGGAAAGATTTACAATGGATCCTGGATAACGATGCTACAGTTAAACCGAACTGTCGAATCGACGACCGTGAAGTTATGCATAGCAATGATGTTATCAAACTTCATAAGAATCAATTTAAAGACTGGTCCTGTAATGCAGGTATCGAAAGTTTAATGATTAACTGGGATGGTGAGGTACATCGCGCTACATGCAGAGTAGGCGGTAGCTTAGGTAATATCTATACAGGTAGTTTTACGGTTCCTACAGAACCAATTATATGTACTAGAGACTGGTGTACCTGTGCTGCTGATATTCCGTTAACTAAGTTGAAACTTTGATTGGTGTGTTTCACAAGAACATAAGCAGTTTTTAATAGAACATATAGATGGTTTAAATTCAGGATCAAACTTTTCTACAAAGTTTTCATCTAAGATATTAAAATTGTAATCCAGTCCGTAGATGTTTTGTTGACAGGATCCTTGTACTTCCCCAGTCCAATTAATAAAAACGTTATCTAACCCGATGTCACAACTCCACCCTTCAAAATTAGTCCAGTTCTTATTGATATAGGTATTAGATTTGGCTTTTATAGTTTTTCCATTATCTAGAGTAGCGATACTTTCATACAGTCTTATTTGTCCTTGAAAAATTAATTTTCTATTTTTCCAAAACCACAATAAACTAGGTATCCTCTTTAACGGATTCTTCAAAAACCCTTTTTGTTCTTTTGTCAATTGAATATCGTCTGCATTAATAATTCGAATATCTCTAATATTTGAAACAGCAGGTTCAATAACTTCGCAGGTCATAAGAATCCATTTGTATTTGCTATTCTTTTTCATGTACTCAATAACATCTAACCCTTGTTGCCAATGCTTCCTATCCATTAAAACTTTTACTGTAACTTTCTTATTAAGTTCAAAAAGAGTATCTGCTACTGCGATCATATGATCTGGATCAGCTTGTGATATGTGATACGACAAATGAGCATTGTCTATTAAGTGTCCGTACTGCTTCCACCATCTGAGTGTTCTTGAACCGTTACTAATTAGGCTAAAATAGATATCGTTCTCTTTTTTAATTGCTTCTATGAACAGCGCAAGGTCTTTCCATAGGGTAGGTTCACCACCTGCTAGGCTTAGATGTATTTTAGTTTTACCTAACTGTGTTCTGTAACGTTCGATCATGTGATTGAAGTTCTTAATTATAAGATCTAAATCTGCTGGAGAACGATAGTCTCCGGTGTTACTACCGGGCCAACAATATTCACATTTGTAATTACAAACATTATTAGGATTCCATCGTATTGCTAAGATGTTAGACTGTTGCGTTGATACAATTTTAATCGGTTTCATATTAAATGTGCTAATTCAGGGAACGTCGATTTAAAATCTGTTCCACGTTGTGCATCCATTGTGGTAATATATTCTTTAAAGTCGGGCAGTAAGTTTACATGATCTTCTGCATCCATCCAATCAAGGATTCCTTCCCAACGTTTCCATCCGTATGGATTCTTTTCCCAGAACTCTACGTCTTGTGTATAATTATTCCACAACCAATCTTGTAGTTCTGCAAACAACTCACGTACCTCTAGTTTATCTTCTTTAGGCAACACACGTAGACTCAACCAAGTTGGTATCCATAGCAGGTGTACACCGACCAAGCCGCCGCCGGCAACTTGGCCTGCGGCATTAGTATCAAAATTTAGTTTCTTAAACCCACTCTTGACTTTCCATTTAATAAATTCTGGGACATGTTTGATGTTTAAAATTTGTACAGCAAATGCAACGTTGGTCTGAATCTTGTCACTAGTTTGTTCTAGACGCCATAGATTCTTTTCTACAGTGGCCCAATCAGTAGGATAACGTATGTAGTGAACACGCTCACCGGTACCGTCAATACTAATGCCGACTTTAACTTTTCTGAATTGTTCCCATATTTCAATAATTTCATCATTGACTAATATACCATTTGTATTGTAGCGTAGACTAATTTTATCAGCGTAGCCTCTACGAATAATTTCTTGTAAGAACATTTTGTGTTCTTTGATTAATAGGGGTTCGCCGCCAGCAAAATACAATTGTTTGATATTAGGAATCTGGTCATAGACTTGTTCCCAGAATGCAGGATTCTCGTGCCATTTGTTATTAAACAATTCTGACTTCCAATCCATTTGTTTTTTAATTAATGGACTTTGAAATATCGGAAATACTTTTTTATGTTCCGGGACCCACATCGAACTATCGTGTGGACTACACATAATACATTTTAGATTGCAAGTATGCCCTAAGCGAAGGTCTAAGTATTGCAATTTGTAAGGAACTGTGCCATCTGCTTCTGTTTCAGCAATCAATTCTTTAATATCTATTTTTTCTTGTAGATGCCAAGAACCTGTTTCCCAAATGCGTTTAGAAGCAATCCCCTCTTCCTCTTCCTTAAAGCACTTGGTACAACTGGCAGGTACCTTCCCTTCTAGCATAGTCTTGCGTACTGACTTCATATAGTCATTATTAAATGCTTCTGTAGGCAAATCTCGAGCAAAGTTAGCTGGATCCCCATCCTCCATCTTAACTAACCCTACAGTATAGTCTCCAGTGTCAGCACCAGATGCATTAGCTACACAACAAATACGCATGTCTCCGTTTGGTCGAGTCGCTAGATGTATCCAAGGCAACACACAAAAACTAGGACTACCTGTTAAGTCAGTAATCTGTTTTTGCCAATCGCCTATTTGTGTATCTGCAGGCTGCATCCAAAAAACCTTATTCATCAATTTTGCTCATTAGTGTTGTTTTCTGCTCGTCAATACTTATAAACGGACTGTGTGGCCCGCACATTATTATGCACGTTGAACTAGATTTATCTTTCCATTTTTGTTGCCACATTGTTTGCCACTGTTCGGAGTCAATGATGTTCTTTAATCCAGATTCTAAAACATTTAATCTTGGAAACTCTAATACTTGCTGACGTACTCTTTCGCCTTCTTCGACGATCGAATCTTCTTGATATAGATTATATTTTTTTAATAGGTCTACATCATAGTTTGTATATAAAAACGCACCAATCATACAGCAAGGACTTAATTGGTAGTGCGCATCAATGTACAATTCTTTATGCTTAATTGCAAGACAGTTAATCTTGTCGGCATCTTTCCACTGTTGATGTCCTTGTACATCTGATTTACTTACAAACTTAATTTCGCTATCGGTGGGCTGTTCAAGATTGTATAAAAATTCACCTTGTTTATCAACTACAGGAAAAGGTCGGCCATGTCGCCTACTTGTTTTTACAGAAAACTTTTTAAATCCCATCTCAATAGATAGCTGTTCTGCGTCTTTAACTTGATGTTCGTTATGTTTAAACCTAATAAAATGCCACTCGGCTGTTCCGCCTACGTTAATAAATGTTTTGGCATTCTTTATAATCATGTCATAGTTAGTGCCAACACGATATAAACTGTGTGTATCAGCGAATCCATCTATAGCAAATATCACATTATGATTTTTAGGCAATACCTCAACTAGCTCTTTCCACCAGTCTGTAGATCTTAAACTACCGTTAGTATGAATATCAATAGTTACCGTCGGAGCATTAAGTTTTATGTACTCACACATTTTAAGCAAATCATTATTCAGTAACGGATCGCCAAAGTTCCCACAGAAATTAATTAACTCAAGTTGTTCTAGCACGTCAGTTGAAAATATTTTTACAAAGTCATCTAATGTCCAATCGTTAATAGGCAATAACGGATTTTCTAAACCACCGTGTATGTTTCTAGGACACATAGGACAAGAGGCCTGACATCGATTTGTAATTTCAAGGTGAACCATTTTAAGTTCATTCATTTCAAACATGTTTCTTTCCTATAACCATCCAGCGTGTGTATAACGGTAGCTCTAGTTCTCCTGCCCACAATACATCTATATCACATTGTGTTTTAAATTCTTCCAGGCTATCTGCTGTACGAATGTGTTCTTCTATCTTATAGTTGTTGCTTTGTAGCACCAATAGCTGATCTGCATTTCTATTATTCAACCATTGAGAATATTGTACCTGTGAGATATGTTCACAACTGGTGTTAATAACAATGTCCACGAATGAAATTAAATTGCACATGTCACTGGTTATAGCTTGAAACCTTCCCGCAATTTCTTCGCCCTTGTTCATCATTGTGGCAATAGGTTCACATGTGGGATCAATGTCAAGGCTAGTAATCCGTTTGATAGGAATAATGCTTTGAAATAGCATACTGGCTAGTACACCAACCCACCCACCGTGTATTTCGATACTCGCTGGGCCATCCTTGCCCGAAAGTTGTGTACTCAGTGCGTTAATCAGCCACTCTTTACTTTTCAATTGGCCTGACCAAAAGGCATCCATAGTACGCATTGGATCCGGACTCTGTCGTATGGCCTGCATCCAATGATGCAAATGTTCTGTATCAATGAGCATATATTGGAATTACCTTGTTAGACGAAGTTAATTTTCTTTTAGGCATGTTGGTTTCAAATAAACACCAGCACGAATTCATTTCACAGATGCTCGGTTTAATTACAGGATGAAATTTATTAGTAAAGTCTGGGTCGAAGATATTCAATATTTCCGATTGTCCATATAGTGGATTACCGCATATTCCTGATACGCTACCGTCAATTTTAAAACCAATCCAATCTATACCAACATTACATTCCCAACCTTTAAAATTGTTTAACCTATCAAGCACAATGAGGTGATCTTTGATCTTATGTGTTTTATTTTTATCATCAACTACTTGTACTTTGCTTCTGTAACTTTTATTATTTTTAAAGAACCAAAATAAGTTTGGTCCCCTAGCACGTAACTTGCTGATAATTTTATTTTGTTCTTCGGTATAATTGACTTTTTCAGTTTCGATGATTTCTAAATATCTAATAGACCAACGCTTTTCGCTGCCCTTGTAATATTCTACAGCATCCATACATTTATCCCAAGCATACGGATCCATTAACACCTTGACAACAACAATAACATTTTTCTTATATAACAAATCTGCTAGGTTTCTAAGGTGTACAGGATCGGCAAATTCGTGATGACTGCTAATACCAATGTAATCTAAATATGGTGCTGCATCTGCCCACCATGATAGTTTTTTACTGCCGTTTGTAGTCAATGTAAAAATGCAATTGTATCGTTCTTTGAAATATTTAATAAAGTCTATAAAGCGTTTCCAGTGAGTTACTTCACCGCCTAATAAATTAAAATCAAATTTTCTTTTATCTGTATGTTCAATGTAGTAATCTAATACATGAGATAAGTTTTTTACTAATAGATCAAAGTCTGGCCATTTATGTGTACCTTCATTGCTGCCTGGCCAACAGTACCAGCATTTGTAATTACAAATATTGCCCAGTGCTACGTCGATTCGCATATAGCCATCGGGCCAATTTTGTTTAACTTCGATTATGTTCATGCGAATTGAGATCCTAACTTGTCAAACTTCCCACATTGTTTGCTACATTCAATCAACGGTTTAACTGCCCACGCATCTTCGATTCGTTTAAAGTACCCGGAGTCGAATATTTCCTTCATTGAGTTCCTATTAAGGTTAGGAAATACTCCTATTGTGTCCATGTAGTCTATTCTATTGTCTTGGTTAGGCAACTGCCAACTAAAGTCTAACCAACAGCAGGGACTAATTGCCCCATCTGCCGCAACATAAATTTGTTTATACTTCTGAGCCTTGCATTGTATTTCTGAAGGGGTGACAGAAAGCACACTTCTAGTTAGTGTCTTACTACGTTCTGTAGGGTATAGGATATTAACTGTTTTGCCCTGATCGTCAAGTACATTAAATTTGCCGTCTTTAAAACGACTAGTGTGTTTGATTGTAAATTTAGTAAACCCTATTTCATTACTGTGCTCACGACACGCTTCTATCTGATGTTCGTTATGTTCAAACACCAGCATGTGCCATTCGGCCTCGCCACCTGCTTGAATAAAATCGCAGGCGTTGTCGATAATTTTGTCAAAGTCCGTACCTATTCGATATAATGCGTGTGTATCTACTAACCCATCAATACCAAATGTAACTCGAACTTTCGCATATGCTAATTCTTGCCACCATGTTTTATTTCTAGCACTACCGTTGGTATGCATACTTAATCGCATGTTAGGATTAGAAGTTCTTAAGTATTGAAATATTTCTAAACAGTCTTGTGCAATAATAGGATCACCTAGGTTTCCACACATGAACAGACTGTCAAGCTGCCGAATAACTTCAATTGGAAACCATTCTTTAAATTGCTGTAGAGTTATTTCATTTAATGCTATTAAAGGATTTAAAATGCCTCCACTTACCCTGCGAGGACACATCGGGCAACGTGCTTGACATTTGCTTGTTAATTCTAAATGGATATCTCTTATATCTTCTAATTTATACATTTTGGTATTTTGCTATCAGCCGAACTAACACAACTAGGAGTAACGCATATCCTAGGTTTAGTTGTAAGTTCAAACCCATCTGTTAATGTTCCCAATATTTGATCATGGCAACTGTAGGATCGTTTGACTTCATTACCTCTAATTATAACACTTTGATAGCCGGCATTGCAATCCCAACCTTGAAATTTATTGAACCCAAACGCATTGAATCTCTCGGCTTGGTCAAACAAATACTCCTTTCCAGCTGCATCATATAATGCAATTTGGTAGGTGTCCTCACCATTGGCACGTTGCGGAAACCCTATTTGCATCTTGTTAATCATGTCTTCAGTATAGCCATCAACAATGCCGCTAGCTGTAGGATTACTCTGTGGCTTGAGCGTAACATTAATTCCACGTTTGTGAAAGCGTTCCATACGTTCATACAGCTCATAAAATTTTTCAGGAACCATAACTTGATTGATAGTAACGTGTACTAGTTCGTATTGTAGCTGTAGGCACTTGTCTCCAAACTCCTGCTCTTTGGCGAACTCATCGTGGTAGCTGGCAGTGATACTTCTACGCTGAAGTAGCGCAGTATGGTCACACCAACTTTTCCACCACTTGCTTCCAGGACTTAGGTTAGTAGTCATGTGTATTGTTTGGTACGGAGTTTGCGGACCATCGTCGAGATGCTTGGTAAGATCTAGCAAGTGTTTGTAAGCAGTAGGCTCTCCGCCACTAAAGCTCCAATGGAATTGTGTAAATCCATTTTCACGAGCTTGTCGTTTGATTTCATCTACTGTTCGTTTGTAGACTTCTAATGGTTGGTGGTCTAACTTGTCACTTCTAGCATATGGCCAGCAGTAACTACAATTGTAATTACAGAACCTACCCAAAATCCAACTGACTGAGAATAGCGGGTTGGACAGCATAGTCCTTTGTCCAAATCTTACAATATCGTTGAAAGGAATGTTTTGAAAATTGTGTTTCATAAAGTGCTAATATTTAACCTATAACCGCTTGCATTCTGCTAAAGAAGGTTATATAATATACTTGTGGTCGTGAGTGGAATATGGCAGACCTCCGGCTCGTTGGGAAACGATGCCTGGGCAAGGGGCGCCGACTTAGTCATAGCCTTTGTAGGTTCGAATCCTACCGACCGCACCAAATTCTAGTATAAGTAGAATAACATAACTATAAGGAAAAATATTATGTCAACAGTAGATCAGTTAAAAGCAGACTTCGAAGCATTCTTGGCCGAGGACGCAAAATTTACAGCAGGTAATGGTGCCGCTGGTACTCGTGCTCGCAAGGCTCTTCAAGAGGTTGCCAAGGGTGTTAAAGCTCGCCGTAACGAAATTACAGCAGAGAAGAACGCTCGTAAAGAATCCAAGGCCTAATCATGAACGATCAGATCGATAGTACTATTGATCTTGATGACGCCGATTTCGTTCAACCCACTATATCATATACTAGGTTGGGCGGAATCGATTCATTAACCTCTAGTCAGCTGTCTACAATAACACTAGATCCAAGTGGCTTAAACAATCTATACACTGGTCAAGGTGCCACCGTTGGATATACTGGCGGACCAGGATTGACAACTTGTAACACAATTAGTACCGGAACTACATATAGCATTAACACTAGCGGTATCAACTGCCATACTAATTGGAACGCTGGCGGATACCAGTATAACTCTACCATTACCCCAAACACCGTTAGTATCAATACCGATGGTATTACCATGCAAACTGGTACTGATATTACGCTCGGTGGTAAAAGTCTAAAAGACTTTATGGCAAAGATGGAAGAACGATTGGCTATTCTTGTACCAGATCCCAAGAAGTTAGAAAAATTTGAAGCATTAAAGAAAGCCTACGAACATTACAAAACAATGGAAAGTCTTTGTTTTGATGAACCAGAAGAAGAAAAGTGAACATTGAAGTTATTGATGATTTAATTCCAGAACATCTACAAGATTTTTTTGAATTAAGTATTCTAGGAAGAGCGGGTGACAAACAAATGCATCCAATAATTCCCTTGAAAGTCAAATACGAATTGTCAGCAGACGAACAGTATGCTCCTATCAGCTTTGTTCATATATTAAAATCATCACATACTCTTTCCGAACACTTGCCTAACTTTGGATTGATACCTCAATTGGCCTGTGGCCATATTGGCAGTGTTATGAAGGAAATAGTTGTAGCAAGAATATTTGTTTTAATGCCATACGCTACAGAATTGGAACACTATGCACCGCATGTGGACTTGCCCTTCCCACATACAGTTGTGCTATACTATGTAAATGATGCAGATGGCGACACTGTGATCTTTGACAAGGACAACAACATTGTTAAAAGAGTTTCACCCAAGCGTGGAAGAATTTTAATGTTTGACGGTGCCATGTATCACGGTGGTGGAGTTCCAAAGACCGGACCACGCTGTGCTATTAATTTTGATATTATTACCTAAGGAAGTTTAAATGGATGTTCGATTACTCAGTTACAGTCAACCCACACAGGAATTTGCAGATCTTGGTATCGCAGATGCACAGGAACTCATTGCGTATTGCGCCCGTGTCAGCAATCCAACGAACCAGCTTAACACAGACACATCAGAAAAACTCATCCGATACCTCATCAAACACCAACACTGGAGCCCACTCGAAATGGTGTCAGCCTGTTGTGAAATCACAACCACAAGAGATATTGCACGACAGATCCTTAGACATCGTAGTTTCAGCTTCCAAGAATTCAGTCAGCGATATGCTGACCCTACTAAAGACCTGTCGTTTGTATTGCGAGAAGCACGACTCCAAGATACAAAAAACAGACAGAACAGCATCGCAACAGATGATCAACTGTTACAAAACGAATGGGAACGTGCTCAAAAAAGAGTTATATACGCCGCACAGAGAGAATACGAATGGGCTATCGCAAACGGCATCGCAAAGGAACAAGCTCGAGCTGTATTGCCGGAAGGGCTTATCGAAAGCCGTTTATATATGAATGGAACTCTACGCAGTTGGATTCACTTTATCGAACTGCGCAGTGCCAATGGTACACAGAAAGAGCATCAAGAAGTTGCTCGTGCCTGTGCTAATGTTATTGCAAAAATATTTCCAATGACAACAGATTTAATTAAAGGAGACTAAGATGTTTGGAACAAACTATTCAGCAGATGGAGTTATGAGTTATCGCTCAGCCGCAGAAATTAATTCTGCCATGAGTCGAGTTTATGGACATATGAGCCTAGCAGTCGTTGTGTCAATGTTGATCAGCTACTTTGTAGGCACTAGCCCAGAGTTGTTACAATTCTTTTTTACAGGTGTAACCAAGTGGATTGTGATCTTTGCACCGCTGGCAGCAATCTTTGGTGTTGGCTATGTGCTAGGAAATAATCCTAGCAAAGGTGTTGCACAGTTGTGCTTGCATGGGTTCGCAGCTCTAATGGGCTTGAGCTTTGCAATGATCTTTGCCATATTCACCATGGGTTCAATTGTCAGTGCCTTTATGGGCGCCGCCATCTTGTTTGGTGTCATGAGCTTCTATGGCTACTTTACCAAACGTAGTCTAGAAAGCCTAGGACAGTTTATGTTTGTAGGTCTTATTGCCATTGTGATCGCCAGTATTGTCAATATCTTTATTGGTTCTAGTGTAATGGCCATGGTTATCAGTGCGTTAGCAATCATTATCTTCTTGGGCTTGACTGCTTATGATACACAGCAGATTCGTGAAATGGTCAGCACTGACACCAGCGATGCTGCAGAAGTTAGTGGTGCATTAACTCTGTATATGGACTTTATCAACTTGTTCCTAAACTTATTACAGCTTTTTGGCGATAGAAAATAATGTCCGAGGGTCTTGAAGAATTTTGCAAGAACTACGAAGTTCGTGTTCTAAACGATCAAAAGCGTAGGGCACGATATCATCCTGCAAAGTTCTTTACTGACCCTTTCCGTGCAGATATCGTTCGTAACGATGTAGTTGAATACGAAACCGAACGTGTGTTTACTGTCGAGATTCCAGAAGGAAGACTAAAGACCTTAGTGGAAATGGAACGCAAATTCTTTAATTATGTTGCGCATCACAATCAACCTATAGACTTGTTTCAGACTCTCATGGATAAGGAACGCGAAGAATCGCATCTTCGCCAGACTAGCCCTGCTGTACAAAAAGCCTACGAACAATATTCAATTATGCTTAATTTGGCAGGATACCAACCTAAAATCTAAACGATTCAAAAAAGAATCATATTGACAGGTTTTTAAAAAGATAGTATAATTAAATTGTTCGACAGTATAATCTTTAGGAATAAAAATGCGTAGTCATTATTGGACAATTGGAAAATTTGCAGATTGGTTGCGTGGCACACCAAAGCTCAAGTGTGGCACCAGCGAAGAATGGCACGACTGGGAAGACCGAGCAAAAACTGCTCATCCAATTCGTTGGTGGATCGCAGAAGAAGGACTAGACCATCTTCAAAAATTTGTTTATTACATTCCGGACAAACTAAATGACATACGCTACTATATCAACAATCGTTGGATTACCCGTTCTCATGCTCTTACTGCCCATCCTAGGGACATTAAGCCTGGCAACTGGTGTGATGTGGGAAATCGCTTTCTTCCCTGTCTTTTTAACGAGCTTGTGGATTTCGTCGAAATAGAACAGGCATGGCATCACTGCATGTGGAGTGACGAGGCCAAAACCAAATTTGATGTGCCTTGGTGGCGCAGTGGTTGGCTGCGTTTGCGTACTTGGCGTTGTCCAGAGGCCGGCATGGAATATTTGACTTGGGCAAGCGGTCTTGTTGTTGACAAAGACATGGGTGCTACTCCTGGTGAGAAAGGCTATGGCGAACCAACTTACCAAGCTAAAAGTGCTAAGGAAATTATCGAACTTTACACTTGGTGGACTGTGACCTATCGCAATCGTCCAGATGCATATGAAGCAAGTGGCTGGACTGCGGCATGTGAAGCAAGTCGCATTGCCAACGGTGGTAAGTTAAGTTTTAGCAGTGATAAAGATCCAGTACTTAAAAAAGCCAGCGACAAAGCTCACAAGCTACTACAAAAGATTGAAGCAGACTACGAGAAAGAAGATGAAGCTATGATGATTAGATTAATTAAAATTAGGAACTCACTATGGACGTAAGCGATAAACAGTTACAACAACTGTATAAAAACTTTTTAGAATTTGCCGATCACATGACTGGCGAGTATGGTGCTATGGAAGTTGCAGCTATCATGATGACGCAGGCACTATCTATCTACAAGTCAGCATTACCTGAGGACGACTATAATCGTATGGTTGATAACATTTCATCTATGCGTGACAAAGTTCAAACATTTGGAAAGCCAGTATTACAATGAAAATACAAATTCCAGCAGAAGGCATTTTAAAAACTCACGAATGGGGTGATTCTAAAGTCTACAAAATTATGTGTAATTGCGGGCAAGACGACCACAGTCACAATGTGTGGATTGAATCTGACAATCACGATGTGAGTGTAAACATATATACCACAGTTAAAACAAACTTTTGGTCAAAGACCCGCTGGCAACATATTTGGTCATTACTGACAAAGGGTTATGTTGATTGCGAAACTGCCGTATGTATGACAGAACAACAGGCATTTAATTATGGGCATACTCTATTAAGTGCTGTTGATGATGTTAAAAAATTTAAATTACAAAATAAAGAAACGTCTGCCGTCATTAAAGAAGCAAACGAGCAAGACTGTGTATGAGCGATATAAGTAAGAGTCCGGAACGTATGACTTTTCAACAAAAAAGTTCTGTTGAAAAATTAACAGACCCAAATTCTACACTAGAAGAAAGAGCCAGAGCACTAAAATATATCGAGATGTGGGCCAAATGGCGGGAAGATGCCGACGCACAGGAACTTAGCGAAGATTGGCAAAAAGGTAATTTAGAGTACGATTTGCGAACCTGCAATCCAATTCTAGAAAAAGTTCGATCGAGTGACACTTATGCACAGAATCTTTATGCGGCAATGTGTAATATGCAATTCCAAAAATTAGACGTAATGCCTATTTTAAAAAATGAACTTTGGAGTTGCTCTTGGAGACATGCTGGAGGTATAATTGCTAATATGCGTATGCACGGCGACTATATTGATTGGTATTGTAGCGGCATTGGAGACGGTCTAGGCAATGGCGACTTTGATGGCACTAAAGGATATGTATCAGAAGGTACAGTTACTGATGAAATTAAGGAGGATCTAAAACAACTAGGGTGGGTCTTAGTTGAGTGGGATAATGAAAAATGAATTATTTGTTATATGAAGTGTGGGCTGAAGACGATATCGGCCATTTAGAACTAGTCGATACTACGGCTAGTCAAAAAGAAGCATTCGATCTAGCCAAAAAATGTCTAGAAGATGGCTATATAGAGACTACCGTTTATCAAGAAAACGAAGACGGCGAGAGTGTTGTTATTAAGCAATTCCAAAATTCGCCTACTTGACAAACTGCAAGAACGGTGCTATAATATAAGTATTGTTTAATTGTTAGGAGTGATAGAGAATGGCAACAAAATCAATGGCAAAACATCTAGCAACTGCTAGAGCATCTAAAGGTAAAGACCTTTCACCAAAATGGGATGGTCACGAATCTTGGGACGAAAGCCAATTCTTACGTCACTTCCATTCTGCTATGACATGGTACCGTTTAGAGTCAGGCGGCAAAGAGCTTAAACCTAAAGTTATCGATTGGATGAGTCGCAACGGATACACTAAAGATCAGATTAAAGAATTTAAGAAAACCAAAGACAATCGTTGCGGAACAACTGTAGGTGCTATTGCAGCCTGCTTGTTAAAAGGCATGCCAGAAGTTCGTGCAGATTGGAATGAAGGCCGCAATACTGCAGAATGGTTACGCAATTCTATTAGCAAGATTGTCACCGATGGCAAAGACGATATTGACGATAGCGAAGTATCCGTTGAAGTCAAACCAGATGTTTATATTCCTAGCATCCAAGAACGTGTTCGCGAAGCCAGCTATAAGATGACTGAAGAAATTGAAACGGCTATTGAAGCATTTCAAGCTGACCCAGAAGCGTTTGATCCAAAAGCATTTAAAGTCTTAAACTTATTGAAAGCTAAACAGGCCAAGGCAGCACACTCGAGAATCATTAAAGAGTTCTATTCTAAAGATTTGAATGAACTTATTGAAGCGGCCACTACCAAAGACGAACAACTCAAAGAAGCCTACAGCCATTTGAGCAAGGTACAGTTAAAGAAAATTACACAGTTTTATCAAGAAATCGTCAGTGTCTGTGAAATGCTCGGACAAGAAGCTAAAATAAATCGCAAGCCTAAAGCCAAAAAAGCTGTTCCTGCAGAAAAGATTGTTGCCAAACTCAAATACAAAAAAGCAGATGAGCCACTAAAATTAGTATCTATTAATCCTACAGACATCGTTGGTGCGAAAGAACTGTGGATTTACAACACAAAGTCTAGAAAATTAGGCAAATACATTGCTAACGAGTACTTAGAGCTTACAGTTAAGGGTACGAGCATTGTAGGGTTTAACGAGAACACAAGTGTACAAAAGACCCTGCGCAAGCCCGTAGAGCAGTTAAAAGCGTTTAAAGACGCTGGTAAAGTACAACTACGCAAGTTTCTAGAAGATATCAATGCTGTAGATACCAAAATGAACGGGCGTATAAACGAAGAGACTATTTTACTTCGAATTGCTTGACATACTTTGGTCGTAGTTTGATAAATATCGTTATGAACGATCAAACTACACCAAATCCAATTGACATCATTAGCCAAGCCCTGCATGATTTAGCAGATACTCGATCATACGATATCGGTAAATTTGTAGAATTTAAAGCTGGCAGAAAAGAAACCAACGACGGTAAAGGTTTAATTTTTAGCGGTGACAAGTATACTAGACAATTTGTACTTAATGCAGATTCTTTCTTTTCATCCGAAAACATAGATCTTGACGCTGAAAGACACTTTGCAATCGATGGCATTTCTGTCCTTGATAAAGAGTCTCTAGGTTCGAATGTTACTAAAAGCAACCTTAGACAAGTTGGCAGACTAAAAGGTCTTATTGTCGACGGCTCCTTAGCTGTCAATCAATATCTATTTTACAATGGTACTGTTGACCGATTGGGACTAGGAACTGAAAATCCCAACGCCGCATTTAGCGTTGCTGAGAATGATGTTGAAGTTATGATCGGCACACACTTTGATACTGGTCATGGTATTATTGGTACCTTTGCTAGTAACGATCTTGATATTGTTACTGATGATACAGCTCGTATTACTATCCGAGCCAACGGCAATATAGATTTAGGAAACCCAACAAAGAATCCTATTAATGTTACAGTACATGGTAAACTAGCGGTAGGAGTTAAAATTCCAGATCCATCAGTTGACCTACATGTAAACGGTGCTGTAAGATTAAACAATCATATTCAAATGTACGCATCAACTCCACCCGAAGATGGAAATTATACCGTAGGCGATATAGTATGGAATTCATATCCACGAATCGGCGGCTGTGTTGGTTGGGTATGTATCAAAGCTGGCAATCCAGGCCAGTGGAATCCATTCGGCGAGATCAAAGAACAAGGCAACTAATGTCTATTGTTGTTGTAGGTAACGGCGAAAGCAGAAAGCCGATAGATCTACAAAGTCTTGATAATCACACAATTATAGGTTGCAATGCTCTTTATCGAGACGTTGCAGTCCCACATCTTGTTTGCTGTGATATGCGCATGGTTAATGAGGCAGTTGAGGCCCAACAAGATACTATAATCTATACTAGACCTGATTGGATATCGTTTTACAAAGAAAATTCTAATGTTCGTAGAGTGCCGGACCTGCCGTACAAAGGAACCCTACGACAAGATGAACTATGGCATTGGGGTAGTGGCCCGTTAGCACTGTTAGTTGCCTGTACAATGGAAAGCAATAACATCAGCTTAATCGGATTTGATCTATACGGAAGCAATGACAAGGTCAACAATGTCTACAAAGGTTCGAAAAATTATCTAAACGTTGATTCAACCGCTGTTGATCCAGTCTATTGGATTTACCAGGTTGCAAAGGTCTTCGAACACTACCCCGATAAATATTTCACAGTTTACAATACAGACAAATGGGTCATGCCCGATAGTTGGAAATTGGCGAATGTTAATTTTAAAATCATTGACATTCTACAACAAAGATTGTAAACTAGTTCAATAGTGGACTAAATGGCCTCACCCCACTCTAAATACTCTGCAGTCATCAAACTTGCTACCAATATAAAGGAGACTAGAGATGGCAAAATTTCTTTCAACAAAACACTACGGACACAACATTGGTCTGTCGGCGGTATTCCGTCAACCTAATGCAGATCACAGTCACTGTCATCTACTACACGGTTACAGTCTAGCATTCACATTCACATTTGGCTGTGATCAATTAGACGATAAAAACTGGGCAGTAGACTTTGGGGGACTTAAACAACTCAAAGCATGGCTAGAAGATAAGTTTGATCACAAATTAGCATTGGATCTTGCTGACCCGCATCTAAAAAAATTCCAAGAACTTGAAGATTTGGGCTTGGCCGAAATTAGAATCTTTGATGGCGTTGGTGCGGAGAAATTTGCAGAACACGCTTTCAATTTTGCTAATCAACTTATCAAAGAAAAGACTGGTAGTCGTTGCTATTGCGTTAGGGTAGAATGTGCAGAACACGGTGCTAACTCGGCTATCTACGAAGGCTAAAAATCTTTGGCGCCTATGGGCGAAAGCATTAGGTGAAAAAGCAGGTGCTACTGATCAGGAAGCTGACAAGATAGCACTTGTTCGTACGTTTATTGTATTAACCTATATCATCACGAATCTTTTTATTATCATCGGAGTTATTAGACATTGGTAAATATCGTCATGCATACATTTAACATTAGTAACATTACTATCGGCAATGAACATCCTATTGTTTTGATTGCTGGTCCATGCCAGATCGAAAGCCAAACACATGCCGAACAAACAGCAGGTGCTATTAAAGAAGTTACAGACAAGTTAGGAATGAAACTTATCTATAAAAGTTCTTATGACAAGGCTAACAGATCGAGCGTTAACACACCCCGAGGTATCGGTATTGATGAAGGATTAAAAATTTTAAATTCAATTAAACACGAATTTGGAATTCCTGTACTCACTGATATTCATGAAACATATCAGGCACAGATTACTGCTGACGCTGGTATTGATGTTTTACAAATTCCAGCATTCTTGTGCAGACAAACTGATTTATTGTTAGCTGCTGGCAAGACTGGCTGTGCAATTAATGTCAAGAAAGGACAATTTTTAGCACCATGGGACATGACTAATGTTGCTAAAAAAATTGCGTCTACCGGAAATAAACGCATCATGTTATGCGAAAGAGGATTTACTCATGGATATAATAATCTTGTTGTGGATATGCGTAGTCTACCCGTTATGTCATACACCGGGTACCCTGTGGTATTCGATGCAACACATTCTGTACAGCAGCCTGGAGGTCACGGAGTCGTCTCTGGTGGAGATCGAGAAATGGTGCCCTACCTGGCGAGGGCGGCTGTAGCTACCGGTTGTGTTGCTGCGGTGTTTATGGAAACACATGAAGATCCAGATAATGCACCTAGCGATGGTCCTAATATGATTCCGTTAACTGAACTAGAAAGTATATTGAGTCAGTTACAATCTATTGATAAGGTTGTTAAATGATCACTGTTTTATGTGTAAGGTTTGGTACAAAGTACGGTAAGGACTATGTTGAACGACTACGCAATATGGTATCTCGACACCTCACCTTATCTTACAAGTTTGTCTGCTTAACTGACGACCCTACTCCTATAGAAGGAGTTGAATTGCTAGTACAGCCAAATGCTGGATATGCAAGACCGTGGTGGCATAAAGTTCATATGTTTGATCCTAATTTAGGTCTAGAAGGAAAAATACTTTATCTAGACCTTGATGTTGTTATACACAATAACATTGATAAATTAGTTGAGTTTTCAGAAACTGAATTTAAAGGCATTCGAGATTTCAATCGAAAGTATCACAAGGATTGGAACATGCTTAACAGTTCAGTAATGGCATGGAATGCTGGACGGAATCCAGATATCTTTACTGTGTTCATGACAGACTCAAGACGAGCTCAACAGCTCCACGGCGATCAAGATTGGATTTGGCAAATTGCAAGAACTCGCATTAGCTTTTTTCCAGATGCTTGGATACAGAGTTACAAATGGGAAATTAGAAGTCGTGACGAGATTATGTTCGGACATCATAAAAGAATTTTTAGAGACGTTCGTAATCCGGCTATCCCTGCAGATTGTTCAATCTGTGTATTCCACGGTGATCCAAAACCAGAAGATATTCAAGATCCTTTTGTAGTTGACAACTGGCAGTAACGATGCTATACTAGTAGTATGAACTTTACTACTCATCACAGTCAGACACGCACACTCAAACAGAGTGATCCTCGATTTCACATCCGTGATAAATTCACAGTTACACCTAGAGCTGGTTTTGAGATCAGTCAACAGTGCCCACGAGAGTATCGACTGATCATAGCAGAGTGTATTAGTAACGGTTGGCTCACTCCTCTGGCACATGTTACCGAACGCGAATTACTTTTTATGGGACTAGCAAATGATTAAACGTATTGGTTTTGCCTGTAAGTGGATTAATGATCCGAGCGAGATTAATGGCATGAAAATCAATGCCGCCGATAGAGATCTCAATACTACCACTACCACAGTGGCTTGGCTTAATCGACAGACTCGAGAAGTAGCAGAACAGCGGCTTTGGGACATTATGGTACATAATCTCACTGCCGTTTATAAACTTGTAGAAAAAGTAGGAGCTCTAGATGAAAATCTACGCATGGTGCGAATCAGTAGCGACATACTACCCGTCTACACTCAGAAAGATTGGTGTTACTTTTGGCTTCGCCCAGATGTCATTGCCTACTGCGAAAAACATTTCATAAAGGTAGGCGATCTTGCCCGAACCCTCAATGTGCGTCTCAGTTTTCATCCTGGACAGTTTACAGTATTGGCAAGTGAAAATCCAGGGATTGTTGAACGAAGCATAGAAGAATTTGAGTACCATACCAATATGGCTCGCTGGATGGGCTATGGCAAGACCTTCCAAGACTTCAAGATCAATGTGCATATTTCAGGCAAGCGTGGACCAGACGGCATACGAGAAGCACTCAAGCGTCTATCGCCCGAAGCTCGCAACTGTATCACTATCGAGAATGACGAGATGTCTTGGGGTGTTGATGCCAGTCTTGAACTAGTGAATGACTGTGCATTGGTACTGGATATACATCATCACTGGATTCGCACTGGAGAGTACATTCAATCTAATGACGATAGGGTCAAGCGTATAATCGATTCATGGCGTGGTGTGCGGCCTGCTATGCATTACTCAGTCAGCCGAGAAGATGTGTTGGTAGGACACTCCGATAATATCGCACCAGATCATGCCCAACTGCTTTTAGAAGGCTACAAAAAACAAAAACTCAGGGCTCATTCAGAAACTTACTGGAATATCCCAGCGAATGAATGGGCTCTGAGTTTTCGAAACGACTTTGATATTATGTGCGAAAGCAAAGCTAAAAATCTATCTAGCTTCGCACTATATCAGGAAGCATTACGCTTGGGGCTTTGATGCTTTTGGTTTACGTGGTGCTTTTGGTTTGGCAGTTTTAGCAGGTGCAGATTTCTTAGGAGCAGCTTTTTTAGGTGCTGCTGGCTTAATAGATTCAACAACTGCTTGAGTAGCTTGTTCAGCAACAGCAGTTGGTGCAGTAACTGGAGCCGGTGCTGGAACTTCTGCTACTGCTGGGGCAATACCAAAAAGTTTTTTAAGTGCATTTAACATGGACGAATCCTCCTTATGAATGTATTTACACCTGCACATAATGTTAAATATAGATATGGCATATAATTTTATTAAAGAGTTTATTTTAGAACAAAAAAGCAGTGATAAGCTGACTCAGCTTAAACTGCCCTATGCTCGCGGAGATCTAGAGCCGGTAATGAGCGAAGATACCATAAACTATCACTATAAAGAGCTGTATGGAGGATATGTCAATCGTTTTAACAAAGGTGAAGGAGATCCCGACTTCAACGAAGCTGGGGCATTTTTACATAATATATTTTTCGGGCAATTCCAAGAAGTTACTACAGGAAATGCACCATCCGGAGAAATACTAGAATTTATTGAAAAGCACTTTGAAACTTTTGACAAGTTCAAAGATGAAGTAGAAAAAACTGCTATGGGCATACAAGGCAGCGGATGGGTTTATCTTGCTAGGAATGGCAGCATAAAAACCATTAAGAATCATCAAATGAAAAGTGATATCATACTACTGATCGATTGGTGGGAACATGCCTGGGCCTTAGATTACCAAGCCGATAAAGCTGGGTATCTAAAAAACATTTATCGTATTATTAACTGGCCCGTTATCAGTAATCGATTAGTTTAACAAGGAGAACTACTATGTTAGAAACATTATTTTGGTTAGCACTAGGTGCATTTATTGGTTGGAATTTTCCACAACCAGAATTTGCAAAAACGATTCAGGCTAAGATTTTAGCAGCTTTTTCAAAGAAGTAATATGGCATACTCAGACAAAGTAATCGACCACTATGAGAATCCTCGCAACGTAGGATCGTTTGAAAAAAATGACCCTACTGTTGGCACAGGAATGGTTGGTGCACCTGCTTGCGGTGACGTAATGAAATTACAGATAAAGGTGGAAGATGGCATTATCACAGATGCGAAATTTAAAACTTACGGATGCGGCTCTGCAATCGCTAGCAGTTCGCTCGTCACTGAATGGGTCAAGGGCAAAACG